TTGCGTGCTTTTCGTCTTCACAAAATGCCCCGTTAGAGCTATCGGATTTCACAACCCACCACTCACGCGGCTCCCTCGGTCCATTCGATAAGTGTGTTGAGCTTGTAGTCGATCATTAGTTCTCTCCTTCTGTGTTCTCAGCGGGGCCTGTGATGTTACTGCTAAGGTGTTTTGCCTCTCCCGTGTTTGCATTCCAGACGTAAGCCGCAGTGTCGTTGATTTCTTTTCTGACAAGCCACGCCACACCACCCTCTACGGAAACACACCGCCGCTCGATGCCATTCTCATCCACATACACCTTGCCGACCTCAAGGGGGAGCCATGAGGGGGATGCGGATTTAAGGCGGTAGGCCGCCCCGTCGATAAACGACGGATTTTTACAGTCGATCCATTCATCGTTAAACAGCAATTTAACACCATCCCCCCGATGATCTGCCAGAAGCAAAAACGCCTGCTGCTCGTCCGTCATATCCTCAAACGGCACTTTGTCAGGGTTGCTCAGATCGGGCCGCTCGGACTTGCTGTCAGGTTCCTCGATGATGCGCTTGACTGAAAGGCGGTAGAACTTACCCTCTCCCAAAAAGATACCTTCACTTGTGTACCACCACCCGTCAATATCAAAATGTCCATTTATATTCTCTCTTCTAACCTCGTGAACCTCACCGTTGTTCAGCTTTACTTCTTGTCCAATCTTAAGTTCCATGTTGTGTCTCCTTCTGTGTTCTCTGTTAGATCGTATCAGGGTTGTGTCTCAGGTAGTCCATGACAGACTCTTCAGAACCTTCTACTGACCCTCTACCAGCGGCGTCAATGACTTGCTCGCGGCTCAGCTTCAGGCCATCCAAGCGTAGCTCAAAAAGCTCTACACTGTCAACCTCAATTCCGTCAGTCCCTCCAATATCAGCGTCGTATGCCTTGGAAAGAGTCACATCGTAGGTAGCAACACCTGCAAGACTACAGTTGTCACCCTCAAAAAATGCCTCGTTGTCTTCATACCAGATAGTGCTACTCACTTTCTTAACTCCTTCTGTAAATGTGTCTGTTGTGCCTTACTGTAAGCGATTCTTGAGTGAGAGTCAAGAGACCTACTTAAGAAAGTTAGCAATAACGTAGTGACTTAACAGTAACCCCTACAAGTATAAAAAACATGGTCTCCAAAAACACCATCAACTACAAAAACATCTGCCCAAAAAGGGGACACAAAAGTGGCATGATAGTGTGTAGAGGTAGCTCCAAGCCTATTGTTTCTCTCAAGATAGTCACTGGCAAGTTTCAATGCAAGCTCCCTAGCGAGAGTGTCCTGATAGCCTTGGTAAGCACTCATATCGTCTGACAGCCCGTCATGTGTGAAACTGAAGGCCCTCTCTTGGTAGACTACATCACACACTGTATCAGGGAACCTAGAGTGTTCCACTCTGTTCAGGATCACTTCAGCTACCATCTCTTGTCCTGTAATTGGTTGGTCCCTGGCCTCGAAGAAGATAGCTGTAGCTAGGCACATAAGTTCAGTCATCATTTTAGTTTCTCCTTTTCTACTAGTGGGTTAATAGTGATTCTGTAGTGAGTTGTCAATAGTGCGAAGGTGTACGTCCTAACGGACTAAACGAACAATTCCCTTGGTAGGGGGTGCTCATTTCCCTCGGTGGGGGTCCGTGAAGCGAACAATTCCCTTGGTAGGGGTCTGGCGAACAATTCCCTTGGTGGGGGTTCTACCAGCCCAGTTGCGAGTCATTCTCACCGATCACGGAATGTTTCAGTATTGTAACAAACATCACGATTTGCCCTATTGAGTTGACTCAACAAGTTGATTCTGCCTTATAGAAGTGTGACATTTTAGCAACTGATTCGCATGTGCCGTCCTCCTTAAAGCTGGCTTGCCAGCGTCCGTTGGCCTTTGGCCACGCGGGGTGTTTTTTGCGATCCGATCAGACTAGCCGACCGAACCCGAGCAGGTTCAAATTTGATTCGTTTATAGCGTGATTCGTCAGTGAATGTCTATTGCAAAGATTGCATAGCGGGTATGATTAAATTGCATGGCTAAAGTGTTTGCCAGTGAATCCGAATCGTGGCATAAAGATTGCAACGAAACAGAGACGAAAGAGGATTCCAATGTTTTACATTCATCACGAGCGGCAAGGCGTTATTGCTACGTTTAGGTTCCGAGATCATGCCGAGCTTTTCGTTGCTGCCGAGTCTTGCGTTACGAACGACAGGCTTATTATTAAGGAAGGAAAATCACAATGACTCTCACCGGGTTTATCGACTTTCTCCAGACTCATAGCCTTATCGCCATTGGAGCCGCCCTTGTGGCCGTTGCCGTGGCATGGGCTTATGCTGACTGGCTCGAATGAAACCAACTGACCAGGAGACTTTCCAAATGCAAACAACGCTTGTTTCAATCCTCGACAATGGCGGAAAGACTGTTGACCGCTACACGCTTTCATTCATCACCGAAGACGGCGAGTCTTTTATGTATGCCGCCAGTGAAAACCCGTTTCACCCACAAGGATTCGGGCAATTTGCAGGCGATGGGGGCTTCCCTGATAGTGATGAATTTCCTGAAATTGGCTGGCCTATCGAGTTGCACGAATTGCCTGAGCAGGTCCAGAAACTAATCAAACAAATCGAAGAGGAGTAAGCACAATGGGGTATCAATTCACAATTTATATCAATGGGGTAAGGTTTACTGCCGATTTCGAGTCGATTAACGATGTGGAGTCCGCCCTTAAGGAATGGGGTTTCCTTTTTGACGATTATCTAGGGGGTTGGTTTTCACCGGGTTTTTACCACGGGGAAGAGGAGTGAACACAATGGAACCTAATAGAACATTTATCAGGCTTTATGCCCTGCAATCGAAAGACACTGGCAAGTCTTCAAGCCCGAAGGGCGGCGCAACGAAGTTGCTATGGGGCCACGCAATGCCCATGCAGGCGGCAGTAAAGGCTCAACAGAACGCTAAGCGGCTCGGATATGATTGCGGAATCGTCCGAGTCCAGTGACTCACGAAAGTAACTAAACGAAAGGAAAGACAATGACTAAGGACTCAACAGATACAACAATCACGCACAAGGCAATTTTGGATCGTGCCAAACAGGACGCTCTAGATGCAATGCCAGCTATGCCCATGCGTGACTCTGGAATGGATTGGGAATCCTACATCCAACGTCTCGAAGATTTAGACGCTTTCGAGATTGCCCACGAGTCGGCAGAGTGGGATTGGGTGATTTATTACCACAGGGCGATGCAAGTTTGCCAAGCGGTAGATAGCGCAACCCTGCACGATGCGGAATCCCAATGGCTGGACACTGGCGGTCTGGAGGCCCAGATCGACTCGTTTGGCCTGTATGAATTCGCTGGCCAGCTTGCCTATTGGATTGTTAGCCAAGCTATTGCCGAGGCCGTAGAGGAATGCCGCGAGGAACTCTTGGAAATGGCAAATGATAAGTTGGAACAGATGGAGTCGGAATGATGACTGAATATGAAAAGGCAATTTTGAATCTTAAACTTGCCGCATCCGATACAATGGAAAGGGCAACTGTCGCTTACTATACAGAGTCAAGCTATCACAAGGAATCTTTAAGTGACAGCGTGAAACGCTTGGAGAGAGCTATAGCAGAATACAAGGAGTCCTAATCATGGATTATGAGAGCGAGCAATTCGAAGCGGACTACTGGCAAGGCGTCCTGGTGATAACTGACAAGGCAACGGGGCAATGTGGCAACGTGATGCTGCACGATAGCAAGGGGCATAACATAACGCTCCGGCAACTACGCTCAGGGATCAAGACTCATGGCGTAGAACGTGCCCTTGCTACCTTTGCCAAGCTTGTCACCAACTGGCATTAGTGCTTTGTTATATATGCCGACCGCGTAGCGCCCTTGTGAGCTAGAGTCTAGCGACCTAGTGTCAGCTCATGAGGGCGCTTTCGTATGTCTTAGTCATAACCCTAGTGATCTGCGCTACTGGCCGCCAGTGAACGCCTCTGGGCTTCTCTGAGTGTTTGTAGGTTTGTTAGTTGGTTCAACATGTTAGGGGACTGTCGGTTGACCTAGTGTTGGGCTATTGTATTGACGTTATGTTATATTATTACATTAGAGTGTGCTGCGAATCCCTTCGCCTCTGTCAAGTTTTTTCTTCACTTCCCCGCAGATTTAACCTCAAGTGTGATCTTTAAGTCACTAATCCTATTGGTTTCTGTTCACCTTTTGTTCTTACTGGCGGGTTTGCTGATGGTCGATCACATTTTGTTACAATCTGTAAGAATCATTCACAAGTGAGTGTCAAGGGGTTGACACAAGGATGGGACCCTTCAGATTATACTGTTGCAGATTCGCCGGGGTGGGTAGCACCGTTAGAATCCAAAACAAAGGTTTTTCACCAGAAGCGATCTAGCGATCTATAGAAGACATCGAAAGGGAAAGCCCTGTAAGCAGGGTAGGCACAAGTAAGAATACTTAACATGTGTATCACAATTTGTTACAAAAGGGGTAAAACTGTAACATTTCGTGAGGTATGTGACGGAATGTCGCACCATAAAATAACACCCAATTACAAACACTTAGCAAAAAGAGCCGAAAAAAGTTGCTCTGAGTGGAATATTTTACCTGCAAAAAGTACTTATATATTAGTAGAGGGGAGGGGATACTACTATAGTATTCACTTTAGTATCTCACTGTAAGGTTATAATCATCCTTATATAGACTACCCACTATAGAGACTACTACAGTATATACTATAGTAATCACTTTAGTATCGTCTATACAGAATAATTATAATTATGTAGTTTACTTCAGTCCTCTCTACAGTATATACTATAGTAAGAGCGTTAGTAAGACTTGAGCTACCCACTTACCAGTATGATATATTATTTTGTAGTTGGTAATCTGTCAGTATAAGACTCAAGTATCTCTCGCGCTACCCACTTAAGAAAGTCAAGAAAGTTTGTAGTTGTACTACTCCCAAGACAGGCCAACAGGCCAACCAAGATTCTCCACTTCAGAATCGCTCAGTGAGCTTCCTACAGCCTGATGCTTGAGTCTTTAGTGGAGAACCCCCTTACAAGGTGTATTAAAAAACTAAGGGTCCGCATCTAAAGATAGGCTCGTGAGTTCAACAGGTCGCGCTGAGAGCCACGTTGCTATTGTCTTTAGCCCCGGACTGGAGTGGGTATCTCCTCACCTTGTAACCCTACCCTCAAAGATAAAGAGAACTTATGACTCACCCCAACCAGCTTCAATACAATAGTGAGATCGGTAAGAAGGTCCGTGAGTGTTCGGCTGCTGGCCTGACGCTCAGAGACACTATGGCTGAGATTCAATCTTATGCTTGGGCACCTGTAAGCACTACCAGCTTCTACAAATACTATGGTGAGGACTGGCATAACCCTCGGAATGAGATCACCCGTCAGGTGGGTAACAAGGTAGCTAATCAAGCTATCAATGGTGACCCTGAGAGCCCTACTACATTCAAGTCTCAAGACCTTTGGCTCCGCACTCAAGGGGGTTGGACGCCTAAGACTGTGGAGGAGACCCGTGAGGTTGGGACTGAGGAAGAAGAACAAGAGAGTGCTGTAGAGGCTCTTATGAAAGCTCTTGGTAAGGGTGTAGAGGAAGACTGATCGTTTCGGTGGCTACGAACCCTCCCGTAGTCACTCTGGGTGGGCTGAGGTTAAAACTTGGCTCACCCGCTTATATACACTAGGAGGGGATACTGGAGGGTATTATGAAATTTTGTAACACATGTAAAACAGAGAAACCTCTGAGTGACTTTAATAAGCACAAGAGGATGCGTGACGGTCTAGCTAGTCAGTGTCGAGAATGCAAGAAGATTACTGACGCCAAGTATCGGGCAAAAAATCCTGAGAAGATCGCTGCTGGTAAAGCAAAGTGTTATCAAAGAAAGAAGAGCCACTACAACAAGAAGTCTCTTGAGTGGGCGCAAAACAACCCAGACGCCAGAAAAGAGATTGCAAATAGGTCTTATCAAAACAACCGAGAGGCCAAGCTAGTTTATTCTGCTGAATACCGTGCAAAGAATAAAGATAAGTATAAAGTCTGGGTCAGAGAGTGGGTTAAGAGGAACAGAGACTTAGATCGTGCCAAACATGCTAGACGAAGGGCTGCAAAGCTGTCCGCTACCCCTGATTGGCTTTCTAAAGATCAACTGTGCGAGATACAAGACTTCTACTCTCTAGCAAGAGACTGTGAGATAATCACTGGAGAGTCCTACCACGTAGATCACATCATACCACTTCAGGGTAAAAATATATCTGGACTTCATGTTCCGTGGAACCTCCAAGTTTTACCTGCCGACTTAAATCAAAGCAAGAGCAATAAATATGACCCCGATCTTTACGGCTCAAGACTTGAGGAATCTACCTGATGAACAAGTTAAAGAAGCCTTAAGCCAGTTAAGCTCTGCCCAAATGGAAGAGCTTCAGTATGACTGGAACTTTTGGGCAAGGCCAGAGCAACTAGAGCCTGATGGGGATTGGCTTACATGGTATGTGAACGCCGGGAGAGGGTTCGGCAAGACGAGGGCTGGAGTTGAGTGGATACGAGAGCAAGTAAAGCGTGGTAAAAAACGAATTGCTGCTGTAGCTGCCACTAACTCGGACATCCTAAGGACAATGGTTCAAGGTGAGTCTGGTTTCCTGAATTGTTGCTGGGAAGGTGACAAAACCTATAAAGGTAAGGAGATGGGTTTTCCTGAGTGGTCCCCCACAAAAAGAACCCTCTCGTGGAAGAATGGTGCTAGGGTTGAATTTTATTCCGCTGAAGAACCCGAACGTCTCCGTGGACCACAGTTTGAGGTAGCTTGGGTAGATGAGTTAGCTAGTTGGACAAAAGACGAAGATACTTGGAGTATGTTGCAGTTTACCCTCCGTCTTGGCAAAAGGCCTAGGGTCATGGTTACAACTACTCCCAAGCCAACTAAGCTCGTCAGAAAACTTCTCAAAGAGCCTACTACTTACGTAACTACCGGCTCTACCTTCGACAACGCTGCTAACCTCGCAGACACTTACCTGAAGGCTGTCAAGGACCAATATGAAGGCACTCGCCTTGGCCGACAGGAACTCTATGCTGAAGTCATGGAGGAAGCTGAAGGCGCTCTCTGGACTACCGACATGCTGGATAATTGTCAGGTGTCACTTAAGGAAGTGCCTCAACTTAACCGTATTGTAGTTTCACTGGACCCTGCCATTACAGCCAACAAAGAATCTGACATGACTGGTATTGTAGTTGCTGGTGTAGATGTAAACGGTAAGGGTTACGCTTTAGGTGACTACACTGACAGGCTCTCACCTCAAGGTTGGGCCTCCAAAGCGATTGAACTTTACCACTACTTCCAAGCTGACCGTATCGTAGCTGAACGGAATCAAGGCGGAGACATGGTGCGTAGGACTATCGAGGTAGAAGATGAGACTGTTCCTATCAAGCTTGTCCATGCGTCCAGAGGTAAGTTCGCTAGGGCTGAACCTATTAGTGCATTATACGAACGTGGCCTTGTCCATCATGTAAGGGACTGTGAGGCCTCTCTCGGGGAGCTTGAGACCCAAATGCGCACATGGGAACCTCTCGGAAGTATCGGCTCTCCTGATCGCCTTGACGCCCTTGTATGGGCACTTACAGACCTGATGCTAGGGTCACACCAGAAACCGCAACTCCAGCTTGTCTACTCTAACTCTAAAGGCTTACGATGAGTAACCCCACTAAAGATTATGTCGATAACTTCAGGGCTAATCTTCCTTCTGGGGTTAGCTACAATAGTGATGTGTCTGACTATGTTTATAACAATAAGCGTTTCAACAGTGAGTGGGAAGTCGAGCGTTATCGCCAGTATCTTGCTAAGTTCGGCACCTTTACCAATTATGTAGCCAATACGTTTAATCCTGAGCTTGTTTTTGACTTTGATGAAGAGGTCTACGGTGTGAATAACTACTTCAGTTCCTTCTCTGACGCTATCACTCACACCCGTGCTGGCAACGCCACGATGGTGGACAGCACCGGAACGCTTGTGTGGGCACCGCATAACCTGCTGACTTACTCCACGCCTGACGCCGAGGAACCCACAGATTGGGGCGGCATATCTGGCGGCAGTCGCAGCCTTACTACGCTATCAAACGGCCTGACGGGTATTTCGTTCACGTCAAGTGGTGATCGCCCCGGTCTGAGCCAAACGAAAAGCTTTTCCACTTCGACCACATACACTCTGACTGTCTATGTCGAGAACCTGAATATCACGTCAGGAAATGAAGACATCGTTACTTGGTTCGATGGCGACACCTTTGACAGCTACAATCTTTTTGAACTAGAGGACCTTGGGGGTAACTGGTATTCCGCCACATTCACGACATCAGCATCGGCTACTTCCGGCTATATTCGTTATGGCCTAGGTGTTGCATCGTCCGTAATAGGCACCGGAGACTTCGGCGGAATCCACCTCTACCGCTCCGACCTTGGCGGCATGGCCTCTGTTCCTGTGCAGGACCGCGTGGCTGACTCAAGCACTTACGTTCCTACCACGTCCAGCGCCAAGTATCTCCCCCGCCGTGAAGCCTACGCCTACGTGGGCGGTGAGCTAACAGGGCCTTACTTGCAGGTCGAGAGTGAGAGCCGGACCAATCTGGTGACTTACTCCGGGGACTTTACAGATGAGAGTTGGGGTGTTGACGCAACTCTTACAGAGAACGCTTCTGTGTCGCCGTCTGGTGAAACAGATGCAACCCTACTTACATCTACATCGGCGATACAAAGAGCGAGGGTTGACGTTTCCGTAACTGGCGGAGAGTATTACACAGATAGCATTTACATCAAAAACAAAGACGCCACGACAACACGAGTGCTTTTCCGAGAGGACGGCGCGGGCGACGCTTTTGACAATTTTGATTGGTCTGACGGTGTTCCTACACGCGACTCGGTTTCTGGCTTGGTTGAGTTTGAGGCTGTAGGGAGTGGTTGGTATAGGTTTCACGCTTCTAAGGTTGTTGACGCTACGACGACACTTCAATCTATTGAAGTTCAGCCTGATAGGGCCGCAGCAGGTGGGGTTTACATTTGGGGCGCACAGATCGAAGAAGGCTCCACCCCGTCCAGCTACATCCCCACCAACGGCTCCACAGTCACCCGCCCTGCTGAGACACTGACAGTCCCGAGCGACAAACTGCCGTGGGGAGACGCCGTAAGCATCGCTATGAAAGGGCTGGTGACGTATGCGGATGAGGACACGTTTGCCACCGTTCGCACTATTGAGTGGGATGCAGGCGGCGGGAACAGGATTCTGCATAACATAGATACAAACGGGTCAGATGTTGGACAGTTTACGTTTTACCAACAGGAATCCGGCACGAATACTTCCGTTGGGTCGGCTTCAAGCTATCTGACCCCCGGCGTCAACAAGCCATTCTCCGTCGCCTCCCGCCACGGCTCGACCTTCATCAACGGTGCGGTAGACGGAACAGCCCTGACTGCTGACACAACCCCGACCGCTCTGCCTGACCTATCCAGCACGGACATTGATATCGCCTCTGACTTCATGGGCTACATCGAAATCATCCGCATCTGGGCAGACGACATTGGCGATGACGGGACAGAGGAGGCTTCGCAGTGAATGAGGAACCTCTCGGGACCTATGTAGACAATACCCGCGTCTACGTCACACTGGAAGGCGGCAGGCTCTGGGCTATGGTGCGGACCACGGACAAGGCTACGTTTGACGCCAAGGCGCTTGAGGTAGGTCTGAAGGTCTATACCAACCCTGCACAACCCGAGATACTGGACGAGGAAGGCAACGTTCTGTCCCCCGCCGTCGAAGCCTCTGGTCCGCTCATTCCTGCCCCCAACGTCACGATCACCGAGATGGGTCCACACGTCCTTGTGCCGGGTGTCTACGACGAGGATGGTAACGAGGCGACTGCCCCTGTTCTGGACAACCGCTTCCATGTAAACTTCTGGCTGGGTCCTAATCTTGTTGAGCGTGGCTTGTGGAAGCAGTGGGCGCTGGCGTGGACTACTAACGGTTATCCTGTCATTCCTAACAACCACGAAGAAGCTGTAGAATTCCAAGGAATCGAGTTGATTGATCCTGTTACCGTAACTACACCAGCAAATAGAATGCTTTAAGGAAGACCTAATGGTTAAGCGACTCTCAGAGAGTGAATCAAAACAGATACTAGGGGTTGCTGGAGACAATACGCACAACGGTCAAATCCGTAGTGATGAGTTTCTGCCTGAACTCCGTGGCAAGCGGGCTATCAAGAAGTATCGTGAGATGCGTGAGAATGATAGCACTATCGGCGCTGTCATGTATGCAGTTGAACAGATTCTCAGGGATGTTGACCTTAAGGTTCAAGCTGTAGATGACTCCGACGCGGCTAAGAAAGAGGCCGACTACATGGAGAGTGTCCTTGAGGATATGGAACATACTCTTGATGACCACATCTCTGAGGCTCTTTCCTTCTTGAGCTATGGTTTTAGCTGGTTTGAGGTGGTATACAAGCGTCGAGAGGGGATGGGCACCAGAAACCCCAAGAAACGCTCTAAATACGATGATGGTCGCATTGGTGTGCGAAAGATTGCCTCCCGTGCCCCTTGGACTGTCTCTAGGTTTGATGTGGACCAGAAGACTGGTGAAATTCTTGGGTTGTATCAAGAAGGATCCTATGGCAACCACAAGCACTATATTCCCAT